GTGGTGGTTGACGTTCCACCCATTTGCGAACCTACGCCAGTATCAATGCCAGATTCCCAAGATAGCATTGCTTCCGGTGCAAATTCTTGCTGATAGAATGCGTTCTGTTGTGCCGTATCTGCTGCCTGCTGTGTCTGTTGCTCTAATGTACCAGCACCGACCTGTGCATTTGCTCCGGTGAGTCCTGCATTCTGCGCTGCCGTTGCGAGGTTGCCGAGACTTAGTGCGCCTTGGCCCATTGCCTGCTGTTCAGTAAGCGCAGTATTTAAGCCGGTGGTATATCCCTGGTTTTCCAAGCCAGCGATTACAGGTGCCTCTGCCGCTTGTTGCTGCCCTGCTACAATACCCTGTGCTACTGCGGAGCGGTTACCACCAAGCGCGCCTTGCGCAATCGCATTTCCGGTAACGCCGCTTTGTTGTATCGCGTTCTGATTCTGGAACTGCTGTTCCGTGGCATTAACAACGTCCTGAGTATATGGTGACATATACCCTTGAATTTGTGATTGCGTAATCGGCTGGGCAGCATTATATGCCATGCCCTCGGAAGTTTGCAACGCAGGTTGTGCAGCTTCTGAATATTGGTTTATATTTCCGATACCAGTCTGCTGCTGGGCATTAACAGGAGCTACAAGTTCTCCTGAATACGGCACATATGGTTGCGCCGCAACATTTCCTGCTTGCGAAAGCAGATTGTAATAGTTTCCCATTGCAACCGAGTTTGGTTGCGTTGTAGAGGTCGTAGTTTGACTTCCTTTTTGGCCGATATTAGCCTCCCTTAATCACTCTTTTTCTTAAATAGACTTTTCCAAAAATCGTCATTTGAAAGTTCTAGATTGACCCAATTTGCACCGTAAACAAAAAACGCTCCTACTGGTGTCCCTAGGATGCGACGATACAGCCTAACTTTGCTTTCCATGCGTTGATTAGTAAGAACGCCAATAACAAGCGGCATTTTAAGCTTGTCAGCGCAATCTTTGGCAAAATTTATCAAGTCTTTAGCGTATTCAGACTTACGATGATCCTGCCGGACAAAATTATATATCTCTTCGACGTGGCATTCGTCTGTGTACCAATAATGCGAGATGTTTAAGAATATCATCGCTTTGATGTCATTCTTAGGACCAATGACACCAATAATACCTCCGGTCTTGTCGAATGCGCGATTAAACATTTCACGCGCACGAGGTATCGACAATGGAAGCATACCGCCCTCGGCATGCATGATTTTTAGCAGACGGATGATTTCAGGCTCGTCCGCCCGCGTCGCAATCCGAACGGTTTCCATTAGTTCAATGTGTCGCGCTCACGTGCCATTTCGGAAGTGTCAGGCGGCGGTGCCGTCTCGGCGTCTACAGATGCAATGATTGAAGTAAGAGCATCGCGCAACTGACGTGCACAAGCTACGTCCATACGGAGCCTAGAGGTTATCGTCGGCGCAGGCTCTACTTTATTGCCGTCATCCGATGGCTCGAAAAGCAAGCATCCTAATGTAACGTTCACGATGCCGTTGAAGATACCTCTAGCCAAGAGAAGATTGGCAAAGGTAACGCCTACGTTGTCTACTGATTTCATGTTCCCTCATCTGCCTCACTTTTGTACTGCGGTTCTCCATACAATGTCATTGACATGAAAACCGTCAGTGATTTTATTCGCTTTGGTGAGATGCGCCTCCTAATGCGGAATTGCCAATGCGTAGGCTCATCTGGAAACCACACGGCAAATACGAATGGCCCACCGAAGGCAAGCGCGTCTTCAAGATGTGCTGCGAAATAGGTCCACTTGTCGAAACCCGTCTCCATTATGGAGTGTGCGTTCTCTTCGGAAGTACCATGCCAACAGAGGAAACGCTTTTTCATAACAACTTACCTAATGAACGAGCGAAGTCTATTGGGTCCTTGGCACCTTTTTCTAGATTGCATTTTTGGCAGGTTAGTTGTAGATTTTGTCGAGAATTTGGACCACCCTTAGATAAGGCGATTATATGGTCAACGTGCCTATCCTTAAGTTTAAGTTTCTTAGTACAATAGGCGCACTTACCTTTTTGTAATTTTACGAGATCAGTTACGTCCTGTGCAGTGAATGTTCCTTCGGCCTTGGCTTCTAATGCGCGACGCCTATGCTTGGATACTTTGGTATTATATTTTGCACGCTCTGGGTTATCCAACGCCCATTGCCTAGTCCGTTCTTGTGCTCTTTTCCTATACTCAGGATCATAGAGATAAGACTTACGGTAATACTCTCGGCTTTTTTGCTTTAATTTTTCTCTATTCTTGACATATTTTGCCCTAGCGCTTGCTCTGAATCTTTCAGGGTCAGCAGCATACCTAGCGCGTTCCAATTCGCGGCGGCGTTCAGCGGTCTTTTTGTGATATTCTTTATATCCCGCCCGAGTACGCCTTTCTTTGTTATACCGTTTATGCCGCGCCCGCAGACATTCAACACAAACATTGCTTTTAGTGTATCTGCTGCCATCATGGCCATGCTTACAGGGATGTCCAAAATAATATTTAAGACCGAGTGCTATTGCTTCTTGGCGTGAAACGTGTTTATCCTGTTCATCAGCCACTTGAACCCCCTTATGGTTCGGTTGGTTAGGAATCGGACGGCGCACCACACGTCGCCCGATTCCGCTATCCTATCAGTCCTTTGCTGGTCCTGGCAAGCCCTTAAGTGTCTTTATGTGTTTGGCGCGCTCGTTAAGCACCCACTTGTCCATGATTTCGTGGGCATGATTGATGTTCGGGTGAACAACGGCCATCAAGTTCTCAGGAGGTATTATCATCTCACCGCCTGCGACTACTACAGGTGTAGGGCTACCTATTGACGATCCGCCGCCCTTCCCGCCGCCTGAATGGGCCATCGCCCTTGGTGGTTGCGGTGCTCCTGGTCCTCGCCCCATTTTCATGGAAGAACCATGTGGTCCAAGCTTAAAAAGTTTGCTCAATACGTTCATGCCCGCCAAAGTATTGCCTTGGCCATGGGCGGAAACGACATCAGCGGGAATCACATAGGAAGCTGAAGGAACGTTCACATTGTGTCTATCCGTACGTCCTGGCACGGCGGAAAGGATCGGACCGTGCATCATCCCGCTCATCATTCCGCTAGTCATGCGGTTGTCCATACGTCTCGCGAGTGGTGACGGTTGTAGGTGGGGGCCTTTTGCCATATCGAAGCCACCTACGGCACGATGCAGTCGGCCACCGCGCTTCATGAGCGTTTTAGCCATTGGGCTGTTCGCTGCCTGGACTTGCGGTACTGGGACCTGTGGCATCGTGTTTTGTGCCACTCCAGAGGCCATAGGCTGCGTTTGTGGTGTGCCCGGTGCGCCCATGGTAGGAGCGGCGGCAACTCCGGTATTCGGTGTCCCTGACGCGCTCATAGGCTGTACGGTGGCACTGCTTGGAGGCGAGGGAGTAACCGGGCCAGATGACGTTGCGGAAGGTACGGTAGTTGAACTAGGAGGGGCTGGAGCGGCGACACCCTGACTGCCTTGGGATAGGGCTTGGATTACTGACTGGACCGCCCCACCATCATCAAAATGCGGAACTACGCCGCCAGAACGTCTCACGACGCCGCCTCTGGCATGATTCTGATAGTCAATTGTGTCTTTTTGCATGAAATCATGCATTTGATTGTATCTGGCATCTGCTTCCTCGGGAGTGTCGTATGAAGGAAAGGAATCCCAGCCAGCCTTTTCGACGTTCTTTAAGGCCGTATCGTTCGGCATGGGCATCGTTTCGCCCGTATTAGGGTTTGTCCAAGGCTGAGTTTCAATCTTACCATCCCAAACAGTCGGTATGTTATAGAATTTACCATTGTGTTCTTGGACTGATTGGAAAAGCGTCGATCGAGTGCCGTCAGGATTATCAACACCGCCAGAGCCGTATAGATTGCGTAAGTGCCTCTGATATAATGACTTTTCTTGCGGATTCAATGTAAGTGCGTCATCTGCTTCATTGATATGTGACTGAGGAACCGCCCCACCATCGTCATAGCCGACGACGCCTCCGGTTGCCTTGCCACGACGTTGTATGGCATAACTGATCGCAAGGGCCTGCTGCGGGCTATTGACGTGCTTGCTTTTACCCACTTCTTTCATCAAAGTGGACACATTTTGCTTGAAACTTGCGTTGGAACTGCTATGTTCTAAAGGAATTTAACCCTCCTAGGAGAAAAAGATGCTGCCAGTACCCGCCGAACCAGAATCTTGGAGCCGTGAACTAGTCAAAGAAATTGCAATGGATATTGGAAAGGAAGTTGTTGCCTATATTGAAGTCATGTATCCAGAAGCAATTGAGGCAACATCGTCAACCTTCAAAACTTCAGTTCGTAACTGCATCTACAATCAGATCATGGCTGCAATCGAAATTAATGACGCGGGTCAGATTTCATCAAGAATTAAAGATCGCAAACAATTTCGACGTGAGTGGTTGGCGGCCTATCGAAAAATCAGAACTACTCATTCGGATCAATCAGCGGCGCACCACGCAACTTCTCGTACCGACGAAACGCAGTCCTGACCAACTCATCGTCGGTTAGTTGCCAGTCATTGTTTTCGATGTGCATCTTCATCACGTCGAAGAACCGATCCCGTGCGATCTGGCGGTGTTCGTCAAACCCGATCGTCATGACTTGGCTCCAAGATGCGCAGTCTCACCGGGCTTCGTTTCGGTGGAGTTCGTAGACGAGGCCCCACCAGCCAAAGGGGGTGCACCATTCGAGGTGTTGCGGGCTTCCATGTTGTCGGCGAAGGCTTGCATACGGTCGATCGCGGTGTTTTTGACCTTGATCGCACCGTGAGCGCGTTTCATTTCCGCAAGGCCGCGTTCCTGTACCTTACGCGCAGCCTCAATGACAGCGGACGCCTCGCGGTCCATTTCGTCTTCTAGTGCATCAAGTGTAGCAGGTAGGTTAAGGTAGTCTCTTGCCATGATTGTGTTACCCATTATCCCTAGTAGATTGACGTGTTGGGCCTCGATTAGAAGCCGGTTGAGAAGGTAGTGGTTACGTTGGCGAGTTGATGAGGTAGGTGAAGGATTCGGTGCCCGCCGCATTGGTTGCGTCCCCAGTCTTGACCGTAAACGACACTCCAGGTGACTTCGATAGGATGTAAAGTGATTTGCTACTTCCGGTTAGTGTCGCCGCTGAGGCATTGACTGCCTGCAATGAGATTTCCGAGGTCGCAAGCACTGCTGGCTGGGCAATCGTCGCAGTTGCCGCCGCTGGCATGGTAAATGATCCCGTAGTCACCCGGCCTTGGAATGCCTGCACCCATGCGGACAGGTGGCGTATGATGCCTTGAAGGGCTGTGACTACGTCTGCAAGGGAGCCAGTACCTTGGGCAGTAGTCGGTGGGTTGACAGGTGGTTGATATGTCATAAAATTTGCTCATCCCCTCTTGAATTTAATGTTGTGGTCCCCTATCTTTTTCTGAGCGCACGTAAGGGGGCCTCTATGAAGTCAACAAAGTCAGAATCTATCCCAATTGAAGAACTTCGATCTGTTTTGAATTACAATAAAGAGACTGGCATTCTATCTTGGTCAAAGAAGGTAGCTAAAAAAGTCATTATTGGCAGGCCAATAGGATGCCGTCGCCCAGATGGATATCTTTCAATAAGATACAAGGGCTGCATGATCTTGGTTCATCGTCTAGTGATGGCATTATCAAATGGCAGATGGCCGCCACATGAAGTAGACCATATCAACGGCAAGAAAGATGACAATCGGTTCATAAATCTTAGAGAGGCAACCATTCCTCAAAACCGAAGAAACAGCAAAATCCGATCAACCAATACTCACGGAACTCCGGGTGTAACATTCCATCCTAAAAGAGAACCAAAACCATGGATGGCGCGGATTGCAGATGAATATTTAGGAAGCTTTGCGACAAAAGAAGAAGCCATTGAAGTCAGATTAAAGCGTGAAATTGAAAAATACGGTGAATTTTCATTTTACCGACGCCCAGATGGGGAATAACGGTAGCGTACCGTTCCGATTCTCCACCATGTTCCTGTATCGGCCGACTCTACGGTGATGCTCATCATGCGTCCACGGAAGCGCACACTTACAAATTCGGTTGCCTGCGTCACGGTAAAAGGACCATAACTTATAGGTGTGTCCCATGGGTAATTCGTTACGTTAAACGTCAACTGAATCTGCGCAGAGGATGTTCCGGTGACAGTTTCGTACTTGAAGTCAGGATAGATTTGGTCCACAAAGACAAAATCCTCAGACTCTCCGAGAAAGAAAAATCCCGTGGTAAACGATGCCACCAATGGCTGTCCGTCAGCATCGTTTGTCATCTCTTGCTGATAAATTAGACCAGTCGGCGAAGCTGAAATCGGATTGCCAAGCACGGTCTGATCTATCCAGGCAGATCGTGGCAAGGCATTCGCAGGACCGTAATCCCAAGGTGTCCCGGCCTCCGAAATGTTGACCTTCACATAGCTATCGCACTCGCCAGATGTACTTGCGGCGCTTGGGTAAAGGAATCCAACCTCATTGAACGGAGTGTTCGGCATTGCACGAATGTTCTGTAGATAGTTCGTGTTGATGTTCTGAAAGACTTGATCCCAGATCGGGCATGGGACGACGTTGGCACCGTTCCCAGTGTACGAATAGAAGTTCGAGCGCCCCATCCAGAACACACTACCGCGAAGTTGTTGGATTGAATGCGACGATACCGCCCCCATGCCGCTGCCAATCTTGTTGAATCCAAACACGAACGGAGGCCCGATGTAGTTCATTGCCCATAGGTCCAAATCAGTCCATAGAAGATTCTGATTCGACCCAGCGAGCCCCGCAATGATCGCAGAGCCAGGGGACAGCGTGAAGTTACCAGCCTGATTCGATGCAGCCGGCGTCCATTGGAAGAAATTACCCGCATCCGACCATTGCACTAGAAGCGGCTGTTGCTGGTTCCCGATGCCTTGATGAATGCTACTACCGAACGCAATCATGATCTGTTCGGAGATCGATACGAACATCCCGCTATTGAAGACTGGGCCTGTCTGTATGATTTGCGCGTTTTGAAACCCACCTGTCGGGTCCCAGTAGTAGATTCCACCGTTCTTAGGGCAGGCTACGAGGATTTCGCCCCAGTTGTCACTTGTCCAATCGGTTGCGGTGATCTTGTTGCCAGTTTGCACCGTGTTCGATGTTCCAGTGCCGTACCCACCTGTGCCGTACCCACCTAATCCATAGCCTTCACCTAATGGTGGTGGTCCCAATGCGATATAATAGACAATCTGAGCATTGCCGCCGTTCATTGTGAACGAACCAGAACTGGTTGCCTGTGAGGTTACATTGATGGAAAAATCGTTTGCATCTGTTACGGTAACGACTTCATAAGCTCCAGTAATCGTGACCCCGTTTCCTGTGGTTGGAATTGCAAATACAACGGTATTCCCTACTGATTGTCCGTGTGCGGTTAGATTTACGTTGACAACTGCACTTCCATTTGCGGTTGTGAATATTGGGATACTTGCAGTAGTGGAAGTCGCTGTTGCGGCCGTTGGCACTGTTATTGCGTATGAGTGTGTACCCGTTGACTCCAATATCGGGTAAAGACCATCAAGTATCAGTCCACCGATCGATACTGGAACATTGAAAAATACTGTATCAAAACCAGTGACGTTAGATATATTAGGGTCTATTACCCCAACAGTAGTGCTGTTCATTGTGGTTGAAAATGTCGGCGCATTAGGCGCAGGATTCGTTATAAGTGTCTGTGGCGTGATGTCAGTTAATGTGCCAGACGTAATAACATCTAGTGCTGTTGTCGTCCCAATTCCCAAGTGGGTATTTGTATTAAGGTCCTCCCATGCATGAAGGTCACGAGGAACACCACTTAACGCAAAGGGATAGAACTTTTTCCAACCACCGTACTTTTGAGCTAATCCATCTCGAAAACGTATTAGGCTACTCTGAGAATAGCCTGCCCGAAGGGTTGTAGGAGTTCTTTCTGTATTTACCCCTGCGACTAGTGTTACGCTACCAAATGGCATTATCCAGCCCGGATTAGCGTAATTCCCGCAATAGCAACGGGAGGCATTGTTGTTAGCGCAGTTCCACTACCGCCAGTTCCAACCGTAATTCCAGTGTTTGATTTTGAAGTAGTAGCAGACGATCCTAGGGCGCTCCCTGCGGTAGTGATATTGTTACCACCATTATTAACCACAAACAAAGAACCTGTTCCCGGATTATGTGTATGACCTGGGTCAGTTACAGGGAGACTAATGTTGGGAAGATTTGCTTGTAGGATCGGTTGGTTCTGTGCGCCGCCGCCAGATAGTAGTACGTCACCGTTTACGCCGCTGCCCGCCGTCGTAATACGTCCTGTTCCTTGATTAAGACCAGCACGAACTCGCCCTTGAAGGTCAGGCAGTGTAGTGCCACCGAGATATGCCGCAAGAACAGGATAGGTTGTCCCGCTGAATGTACTACCATTGCAATTCAAATACGGCGGAACCGTACATGCCGTAATCCAAGCTGGGACAGACGAGACTGCAAAATCAACGTATGTTCCTACCCTTTCGAGGTCTACATACTTCACGCTGGTCCCATCGCTGTAGATATGAACTGCCTCGCCAGGTGGCGCACCAATCACATTTCCAGGAGATGGAGTAGACAGAGCAACGTAATATGCCCCTACCGTACACAGATTCTCAACAATGTAGAACCCAGGCAACGGCAATGTGATTGTTACCGCAGCGGATAACGTTCCGGTAAATCTCAGGATTCCGTTTTGCGATTGTGTCGGTCCCGCGCTCGGTGTTGCAGTGAACCCAGCAGGAGAAGTCAGTATAACATTTGAATTGGTAAGGCTGATAGTTGCTAGACCGCCCAACATGCCATCAATAGCAGACAAATCAGGATTGATCGCAGCAGAACCCCATGTTCCCGGTAGATCGCCGGTGTTAGGAACAATTAGACCTTTATTTACGGTAGTCGGTTCGGTCAATTAAAAGCTCCCATTTACATTCTAGGCGGCGTTGCGAGTGGCGCAGGAGATTGACTTGTCCACGCCTGAGATGCATACTTTTTGCGGTTCTCTTCGGTGTTCGCAGATGCCAAGAGTTTGTTGAAATGCGTTTCCCACGAAACTGCCTGTTGAGGGTCATCGGCAACTTGGCTGAAATTGAGTTGGTAACTCGATCCGAAAATCATGCAAGCCGCGATGAAAAGGTCCGGCAAAACTGTCGTCAAATAAGTAGTCGTCTGAGACGCGCTCAATGGTGTCGGCCTAATCGTCCCGAGCACTTCCATCGTGTACCCTGCATCCGGTGACGGCCCTACAATGAAAATCTGGTCCGTAATCGGCGCGTAGTATCGTGGGACCGAAGGTGTCGTGGACGAGGCTTCATTCCCGTACACCGCGTCCATCCAGTCCCGTGTCGTCGGGATAAGCTGATTCCGGTTCGTCTGTGTCCCTGATGGTGTGAAGACGTTCATGTTATTGGTGACGATAAACATGCCGTAGGTCTGCGGCAGCGTGAAGGTCCTAGAGTTCGCGGTTAGTGTCCCCGCAGTGTCGCGTACCTGCGTGTCCAACAAATCCAATTCCCGATAACAACGCTGTTCCCCGTCAGCAATCATTGCTGGCAGGATTTGCTGGAAATTAGGGTCTGTTGTCGGCACGACGAGAAGGTTCGCGATAGTAGAAACGAACGTGCCATAATTTAGATAGCTGCTATACGTCATTTACCCAGGCTGAAATATCTGTAACATTTTGTGCATTCGTCTCGTGCTCTTGGTCGTAGGTGACCTGCTGCACCGATCCAAGCTTCGCCATCAAGGTGCCGCATAATTGGCCATTGACGCGGGTGTCCTGCGTTCCATTCGATATCCACCCTTTTGTGTTCTTGAGCGCCGCCACCTCAAAAAACGGGTCAAAACGATAAGCCTCGCCGATCGTCAGCCCGGCATATTCTGGATTAAGCTCGCACAACTCAGTGACTGGCTCGTGCGCCCACCAGCCATAAAAGCGGCCATTCATCGCAAATGCCATCATCGAATGCAGGCCGCCGTAGGAGGCGCCTCCGGCGATGTTCTTCGGCACTGGCCCATGTTGTGCCTCGACCGCGTTCATGATCGTATTGATCGCCGCATTGAACGCGGCACGATATTGCCAACCGCCATTCGTGAAATTAGCCGGATTGGAATTGGGCTCGACTATCTCGACGACCGAATGCCCGGCAGCGGTGAAGTTTGAAATCAGTGTATCGAACGGTGACGTACTCCACTGGGAATTGTCGCCGTTTAGCCCAGGCCACACATAAACGCGCTTGCCAGATGGTGTCCCAATCGGAGGAAGGTAAGCAAATACCGTAGAAAAAGACGCAGTTGTACCGACTGGAACCGGCGTATAGGAGCGCTTCATGAGGAATGTCACGGCGGCTGCTCCTATGCCTACCGATAGGCCGCGACGGCTGATTCGATGTATGCTCCGCTCCCGCTAGTCGTGGGATTGTAAGTAACACTCTGAGTCGCGGTGACGACCAACATCGCGAGTTCTAGTGAAATATACGGCGAACCAGAGAGATCAGCAATAACCGAGGCGCCGAAAACATCGTTATTATGTGAGAACGACCCTGCGAGGTTGCTTCCAATGACTCCAACAACAACCTCTGGCTGTGTCGAGAGCGTGCCAGTTGATACTGGGACATTCTGTGTTGCCGTACCATTGCTATTTGCGACGTTCCCAACATCGAAAGCAGTCGGACCAGTGATCGCACCAGCGGCAACGGCAATACCTCCAACAGAAGTCCCGCTAGCGCTGACAGTAATGGTTGCTCCAATCGGGAAAGCCGATGGACAAAACAATTCCCATATTTCAGCAAATCCTGCATCGCCACCGCTGGAACATAGACTCTGCTTACGTGGAGTAAGCGCCGTGCCATTGATGTTCATGCTGATAAATTTGCCAGATGAACCGCCAACAAGGGCAGTTGCAGCTACTACAAGCAAATCACCATCCGCAAGTGCTGCGATCGTGGTAAAACTGGTCGAGGATTGGTTGCTGCCAGGAGACGCGGTGCCAATCTTACGCGGTACACCGAATTGACCACCGCTGGAAATATAAGAAAACAGGTTGCTCCCGACGCCTGTGCCTGCTGGCGTGGTCACCGAGACATTGGCCGCGCCTACGGTCCCAGCCGGCGTCGTCGCCGTGATCGTGTTGGCGTTGACAACCATGACGTTAGTCGCAGGTTGGCTTCCGAACGTGACGGCGGTGGCGCCTGTGAAGTTGGAGCCGCTAATGGTAACGCTGGTGCCGCCAGCCAATGGTCCGGTATTGGGACTGATGCTTGAAACAACAGGAGCGCCAATGCCGCCGCCCCCGCCGCCGGATTGCACGACTGCGGTCGCTGGTTGGCGGCCCATCATCGTGACTTTAAGACCTGCGGCTGTACCGTCCCCGATCTGCGTCACAGCGATATTGAGTTTGTCGTCTAGATTGAATTGCTGTTGAGAAGCCACAAACACGAAGGGCACTGAAGCACCGCGCGTACTGTTCTTAGTATTGTCGAATGTAAGCTTAGTCGCGAGTAGAGAAACGCCATTCTTAAGCACATCGATGGTAATTGGATTGCCGGTCGCTTGTGGTGTCGTCAGACAAGCACAAAGGTCGTCAAGTTCGAACGGTTCCGGCATATAGTCAGTGACGACTGCGGCGTTGACCTGAACCGGATAATTATCGTCGAAAACTACGTAGCGCAATTTTTCAGACATCGTAAATTCCTTGTACTGTTATTGTTCTGCAACAATAACGATTCCGCTGCCACCTGTACCGCCAGTTCCGCCACTAGAAGAAAGTCCTCCGCCACCGCCGCCCGATCCCGTATTGGCCGTTCCAGCGCCGGCAGTACTGTCGCTGTTAGTTCCGTTACCAGCAGACGAACATCCTCCGGTTCCAGCGGTATTACCGTCTGCGCCGCCGCCGCCGCCGCATCCATAAGTAACAGACGATCCACTTATGCTACTTGCTGAACCAGTACCGCCATTGCCGCCCACAAGAGTCGTACCGTTACTCCCCGCCGCACCATTGCCACCGCCGCCGCCGCCGCCAACTGCCCCCGATACGGTATTGCCGTTGCCGCCGTTATTACCGGGGGAGCCAGTCCCGCCATTACCACCGTACTGGCCGCCGCTACCACCGCCGCCATTCGCTCCGTTTGCGCCAGTTCCAACACCCGAACTGTCGCTTCCGCCACCGCCTCCGCCTGTGGCCGTTTCAGTTAAGATAACTCCAGTTGTATCGAACGAAGAAGAATTTCCGCTTCCACCTTTTGAACTACTTGACGTTGATCCTAATCCACCTGTACCAACAGTTATAGTCAGACTGCTCGTACTAGATATATTATAACCAGTAACAGAAAGATATCCTCCTCCGCCACCGCCGCCGCCAACAAGCTTACCGCCGCCGCCGCCGCCGCCAATGACGAGAAGATTGACAGTCCTTGTGCTTGGGCATTGTAAAGAACCAGTTGATGTGAAAGTGTAAACTCGTTTACCACCAACAGTAGTAAGTGAGCCTCCAGTACATGGCGATTTTCCTGCTGTAAAAAATAATGAAGGACCATAACCAGGGATAGGACCTATCTGCGCGGTCGCAATCCCAGCGAAAAAAACAACGGTCAGACCTACTATGAAGCGTTTAATCATTGGTGCGCGAAAACCGTGTAGCCAGATGTCGAACCCACACCGGGAATAGTGATGCGCCAGATCGAGACGGTGAAGAGGTTGGTGCTGGTCGTGGTAAAGGCTGATCCCGTATTAGAGCCTACTGTAAACCCACCCGGTGTTGGAGTTCCAGCACTAGCTCCATTGTAGAACATAACGAAGCAATTGCCGTCGTCTAACGGCGCATTGAATGTAAAGGCGCCATTGTTTTCGACAAACTGAAGTGGGCCAAGGCTACAATCGATCGTAATCGAGGAAGGAGCAATGCACTGGGTATTGGCGACATCCAGCGCGCCCGTGGCGCACACTGAGCGGACCTTAGCGCCGCCACGGAGGATTTGCCCCTGCCTGAGAAGGGAAGCAACCTCACCCGCGACCGAGCGTTCACCTGGCATTGGTGATTGTTGCGCCGATGCTAGACTGCTGAATAAGAGAAAGAATGCGAGAACCCCCCAACGCACTTTTAAAAATCTCCGCATACAATACCTGCTTGTAGAAATGCGGAAGCAGCCGCTGCGCTGATGATATTTATTACCGCTGCGCTCTTGAGGTAAAAGAATGGATTGCCGTCAGAATCTCGCGGTAATCCAGGCCAATTTGCGCTAGACATCAGATTGATGGCTGCCTGTGTGGTTGACAGACCAGCGTTGCCTGGAATAGATATGGTCTCATAGGTCGCAGTATTCGTGGAAACTATGACGAGGCTAAGATTGTATGCTGTAGCAGCTTGAGTATTACTCGCCCACGCGCCAACGCATTTCGATCCGTTAGCCCCTCCTGTATAGAGACCGACCGCCGTTGCGCCGTTGCTAATCGCTTGTCCGAAGTTGGGCGTTTGCACATATACGGGAGTAGCAGTAACTGCCGCAAAAACTTCTGATGATGGTCCCAACAACAGTGCAATCTGAGCAACTGTCGCGAACCAACGATGCTTTCGAAGAACTTTCAACATGGCAATTTTTCCTTTTATGCAGCCAAAAATAAATGCTTCCGACCCTGTAGACCATCCCTTACGCTCTCCACCACGGATGCCCAATCACCCGGTTGTGGCTGGGTGAAAATACGCATGGTGGGATACCATGGACTGTCAGATCGTCCCGTTAGCCAACGCCAGCAAGTATCAAATCTCGCCAGCATCCATGTTTCTTTACCTAACGAAGCGGCCAAATGTGCAATCGCGGTATCCACCGTAATTACAAGATCAAGTGAGGTAATAAGTGCCGCAGTTGCATAGAGATCATCCATGCAATCTGCACAATCAACAATCTTTAACCCATCTGGAGGATTGTGGACTTGTTGCGCGGCCGGATTAGTAACTTCCATGAGACTGACGAATGATGCCATGCCGGCCAAAGGCGCAAAATCAGCAAGCTTCATTGATCGTCTTTGATCGATCGCATCCGCCACAGGTTGATTTGGTCGCGCCCTGCCAGCCCAACACAACCCAACTTTCAAGCCAGGAAGATTACTGAATGTTTTTTCCCACACCTTGACGGCATCGCTGTTGGCATGAAAATACGATGGCGCAGATGGTATGGAATCCAAGTCAGTTCCGAGTATGTGCGGGAGGCTAAGGATAGGCACGATATGCGTGATCCCATCAGGTAGTGTGTCTCCTACTTGGCAAATCCCATCAATTCCCGTCATTGTCTTCGCAAGCCTTGCGAACATAGGGCGGACTTCAAGGTAAACCTTGGCTTCCGGCCATCGTTTCTTGACTAGCGGTGCATACCTTGCGAATTGAATACAGTCGCCGATTCCTTGCTCACCATAGATCAATAAACCGTCACGCTTTGTCAATGGCTCGCCACGCCACCTCTTGTGTGAAGACTCCCGCTCAATCCCACCGCTGCCGTTTTTCCAACGCCATTCAAATTCAGAAAACCCTTCCTTGAGGTGCCCAAGAGCAAGCAATGCAGTTGCCAAGCCAAAATGCGCCTGTGCCAATTCTGGATTGATTTCAATCGCCCGTCGATATGATTCTACTGCCTCCTGTTCACGACGTAGGCGACGCAACGCATTCCCACGGTTGACCAAAGCAGCAGTATGATCTGGCTTGATCTTTAGCGTATCCTCAAACGCCGCAAGTGCCATTTCAATCTTGTCGAGGTCCATGAGTGCAAAGCCACGGTTGCTCACATAGTCAGGATTGCTTGGATCGCAGATAATCGCTTGGTCAAAGCCAGTTAACGCAACGAAGTGATTTCCTAACTTTCCCGCGAGCATCGCGTACCCGTTCCATGCACGCGCATGCTTTGGATCACGCAATAATACCTCTTGCATCGCTATAAGCGCAGCAACATATTTGCCATCCTGAGCAGTGACGATCGCCGATTCGAACAGTTCTTCGACGTGCATCAGATGCCCCCCAGTGAGGCTTGTTGAAAGGCAGCGATGCCGGCATTAGTCGTCAGAGCCAGAGTGCCTGTCGCGGCTGGAATGGTGAGCGTGTAATTCGTAGCGCTGACATTGGCGCTCGTGAATGTTGTGCAGCCGGTTGAGGAACCGAGAAGGCAGATGTCGGAGTTCGTGAAGGTCTGAACTGCACTCCAAGTTTGAGCGTAATTTGTTTCCGCGATCGTGCCAGTGTTTGCCGGCAAAGATGCTGTCACACTGCCAAGTGGGCCTGTGACGGTGCCAAGTGTGACGGTGCCGCTGGAAGCATTCCCGAACGCGATTGTGCCGAGCGTTCCAGAAGCGCCTAGCGTAGGAGTTGCTGTAAATGCAGGGCTTGACCCCGCGAGGACCTGTCCTGCCGCGCCAGTGATTACAATGTTGCCAGTCGCCGTCGTGATCGAAAGCGGTGAAGATGCGGTAACGACGGGAGTACCGCTTGAGGTGCCCGCCGTCCATGTCGGCGTTCCCGCTGTGGCTTGGGTAGTAATCGTCAACGCGCCGCTAGTCCCACCCTCTAGGATCACTTCGCCTTGGGTAGAATT